ACTAATAATGGGAAGCCTACGGATATGGTTTCAATTAAAATTGAAGCTAATACATTTTTAATTAATGAAGGTGAAGTTAAGGTAGAGAAAACTGACAAACCGCCGTTCTAAAATAATTAAGGATAAGAAATATATGCAGTGGGTGGTAGAAAATCACCCCTGCTATATTTGCAACTTAGAAGGAAGATTAAATTATTCTCAATTACAATTTCATCACTTGCAAGGTAAGTACCGAGTAGGTGCTATGATTAGAGATGACAGTGTAGGAATACCATTATGTTTTACTTGTCATTCTATCTTTCATAAAAGAGGTGAAAGGTTATATTGGGAAGAAATAAACATAGACCCAAAAGTCTATGCAGATGAACTCTGGGAGGAGTATAATGAAACTAGAAAACTTTAAGAAATGGGATTTATTGCCAATGAGTCCTTCAAAATTAAATGGCTACAGAAATTACGTCTGTCAATTTATTATAGAAAAAATCTATAAAAGATTAGGCACTTCATCACCTGCCGCATTTGCAGGGAATACAGTTGAACCTATGCTATACGATTATTTAGTAGGTAAAAAAATAGACGAAAAAAAATATTTAAATAATTTTTTAAAAGAAACCTTAGATTATCCAATTAGAGGTGATGTAGAAAAATATTTAGATTTAATACCTAAGATGTTTGAACAATCCAAAGCATTTAGAGATGTGGTAGCTGATAAAGAATTACATTCTTATCAAGAAGAATTGTTTACTGAAGTTTTAGGAATACCATTTAGAGGTTTTAGCGACTTTGTTTTTAAAGATGTCAATAAACTCTATATGTATGACTTAAAGACTAAAGGCAGAATGAGCGTCAACCATTATGATAAATTACAGCAGTGGTTTTATAGAAAGGCATTATGTGAGACTTACCAAATGGAAGTTGAATGTTATTTGTTTATCGTCACTCCTGCTAAATCACATCTTGAACCTATAGAATTTACTGAGGAATATGAGATTGAGATTAACAATGGGTTAAAAAGCATGAATAAAGTTTTAGAGTTATGTAATACACCGAAAGACTTTGCTTATATCTACCAACCTAAAATGGATGATTTCATTTGGCGTAGTAAACATTTATATCAAGCTAGAAAAGAGATTTGGGGGATTTAATGTTTAATAAAGATAATAGATTTGACCTTGATTTAGCAAAAGCTGAAATAAGAGAAAAAGAATTAAGAGATATTATAGGTAAATATAAATTAGAAATTAAAACTGATTCTATTTGGAAAAAATCTAGAAAGTTAGCTATTGAATTTAAATCTAGAGGAAAGCCATCTGGAATATCTACCACCCAAGCTGAATATCACGCCTTTATCTTAGATGCTAACGGATTTACGGAAGGGATTATATTTATCCCTACTGAGAAACTAAAAATATTGGCTAGAAGATATCTAAAAACTAATACAGTTTTTGGTGGTGATGACAATACATCTGAGATGGTTTTAGTTCCCATTGAAGAATTTGTAAAATAATGGGTAAGAGTAGGGGTTTAGTACCTGATAATCAAAGAATAATAGTTCAGTGTACTAATTGTATGCGTAAATTTACTAAATTTATGTCTATAAAATTATTTCATTACAAAGAACTATATAAATGTGTAAGTTGCTATAACGGAGGAAAACAAAATGTCTAAAAAAGACGATGCAATAAAAACCACATCAGAACACGCAATAGATTCAATTTATGATGAACTTTATAAAAAAGGATTTATAGATTTTGAAAATTTTCATACAAGAGTAAATCTTTTGTTATGTTTTGTTGATTTACTTATTAAAAATTATGGTGAAGAAAAATTTCATGATTTAGATAAAAAAATTATGGACTATATAAAAAAAGAAAAAGAAAAAACATTAAACTAGGAGGGAAAATGACAAAGAAAATGATATTCGTGCAATATTGTCCAAACGATATGTGGACAGGTTGTTCTACACTTACAGGTAAAGCTGAACTAGCCTATCGCAGAATTTGCGATTTAATTTACGTTCAGGATAATAAGTTATTTGATGATGAAGTGACTTGGGAACAAGTAGCTAGACCCTTTTATGAAGATATACCAAAAATCAAAGCTGAACTAATCAACAAAGACAAAATCTATATTGATGAAGGTAAAATTCGCAACAAAAGATGTGACTTAGAGATTGAAAAAGCGAAAGATAAACATCAAAAGGCAGTGAAGTCAGCAGAGGCTAGATGGGGTGATACGAATGCAATGCGAACGCATAACGAACGCATATCCGAACGCAATGCTAACACACTAACACACGAACACACTAACACACCAACCATTAATCATAAATCAAATATATATACGCAGGAGTTTGATACTTTCTGGCGAAAGTATGTTTTAGATTATAAAGATACTAGGTCAGTAAAGTGGGATAGCTTTCAACAATGGAAAAAACTAGATGATACACAAAAACAATCAGTAGGGGATAAGTACGTCACCTATAGAAACCAAAAAGGTGACTATTACAAGGCACTAGAGCGGTTCTTGAGGAAAAAGATATATCTTGAAGTAATACCTATTAAAGAAAAAACAGAGGAGGAAATGCGAGAATGGAAGTTAAAAGGTGATATAGATATGCGTAAAAAAGGGATTAAGCCTTTGTCTTGGTCAGTTAATTATATTGCAGAATTAGATAAAGCTATTGCTGACGGCTCATAAAATGGAGTTTCGCCCACTCCCTATCTTGCTTTCTAAATTCTACTTCTACAAATTGGTCAATGCCTTTAGGAGCATTATCAAACTTGAAAAGGTTAAGAAAAAAACTGATAGATTTATTAGTAATATGATAAACATTCATGGTTGGAATATAAGAATTAATTGTTATCTTTAAATTGTTAAATGAGTAAATCAGATATGCAAAAACCACAGAATTACATCATAGTAAATAATGATGATGGCACTTTTTCCGCTTATGTAAATTATGGTGTATTTGAAACCAAAGAAGATGCAGAAATAAGTTTACAATATGTGATGGATATTATGGGTTATAAATTACAACCAGAAGTCACTTATCACTAATGATAGTACAACTGAAGGCTATCACTGATGTTAAGCCTTATGCAAGAAACCCAAGAAAGAAAACCAATCTTGATAAGGTTGTAGAGAGCATCAGAAACTATGGGTGGCAACAACCTATCGTAGTTGATAGAGCAGGAGTAATTATTGCAGGACATTCTAGATATGAAGCGGCTAAGATATTAGAATGCAAAGAGATACCAGTATTGATTGCTGACTTATCCCCTGAAAAAGCAAAAGCATATAGAATAGCTGATAACAAAACAAATGAGTACAGTGAATGGGATTTTTCATTACTGAATAAAGAATTTACTGATTTATTAGATATTAACTTTGATTTAGAAGGTACTGGGTTTGACACCAAAGAACTTGAAGATTTCTTCACATTTGATAAAGAAGAAGAAGGTATCAAGATTAAGACGGAAAAAACTTGTCCTAATTGCGGTACAAAATTAAAATAAGGTACACTCTACCAATGAAAGAGGAAAAGAAATGGCAAGACCAAAGAAGTATGAAATATCAGGAGAAGTGGTAAGAAAGTTGGCACAGTTAGGCTCAAATAATGTAGAGATAGCTGATTACTTTGGTTGTGACGAAAGTTTACTCAGAAAAAGTTATTCCGAATATCTCAAGCTAGGCAGAGCAGAGCAAAAGATGCGTTTAAGAGAATTACAATGGCAATCAGCACAAAAAGGTTCTGTTCCTATGCAAATCTGGTTGGGTCGTAATATGTTAGACCAATCTGAAAATGGCAATGCTACAGATAATGACCAACCCCTTGCATGGTCAGTTGAGTAGTGCCACTAAGTAAACCTCAAAAAGAAATCCTAGAATGTTCTAATAGATTTAGAGTTTTGATTACTGGCAGACGTTTTGGTAAGACTTTTTTATGTATTCAAGAGATGGCTAAGTTTGCCAGATATAATAATAAAAAGGTTTGGTATATCGCACCTACTTACAGAATGGCTAAAGACATTGTTTGGAATGATTTAGTTGACCGAATGACTAAGCATAAATG